CGCTCGGTATCTATTCCCTCTTTGCTACACAAAAGTTTGATATCGTCTAGCCGGTTTACTCCTCTATCCTCTCTATTTTTCAATGCTTGTGCGGTAATTCCTAGCATTTCAGCTAGTTTATTCCTGTGAGAAATACCCAAACTTTTTATTAAGCGCGAATGGATTTCGATTAAATCAACATTTGTGTATTTTTTTATTGACATGTTTTACACATAAGTTTATTTTGCCATTGTCAGTTTAAAATAAGAAATTTAGACAGTCGTTGGAAGAGGAGTCCAGTAATGAACGCAACCGCAACCCAAAAAAACAGAAATTCCCGCGCACGCCGCCAGGACTGGCACCCGGCCGATATCAAGGCCGCGCTTGCCAAGAAGGGCTTCACCTTCGCCCGGCTTGCCCGCGAGAACGGCTATGGCGAGAACTCGCTCAACATGGTGCTGTTCAAGCCCTGGTCCCAGGCAGAGGAGATCGTCGCCCGGATCATCGGTGTGCGTCCCGAGGTTATCTGGCCCACGCGCTACGCCCACGGCCTCCCGCTCAAGAGCCGGACTGCCCGCATTTTAAGAACTCAAACTAAAACAGCCGCACAATAACATAGAACCGGACCGGGCGCAATGGCTAAGAAACCCCACAAAATAGACAGTTGCCAGCTATCCCTGCTCGATCTTTTGCAGCGCGCACAGGATATAAGCGCCGCGCCCTCCACGCAAGGGAGCGCCAATGTGGAGGCGCTGCTGCGGCTGGCTCTTTCCGCGGCCATAAAGGATTGCCCGCTTTCCGCCCACCAGATATCCGGCGAAATGTCCCATCTGCTCGATGAAACCATTACCGCCGAAATGATTTACTCCTGGACCGCCGAATCAAAGACCAAACATCAGATATGGGGCTCGCGCCTCGCCGCATTCTGCCGGGTCACCGGGGCGCGCCGGCCGATGGAGATCATCAGCGAGGCCGCCGGCATGTTCTGCCTGCCGGGACCCGAGGCGCTGCGCGCGGAGATACAGAGATATACCGAGGATGAGCGCAAGGCGCGTTCGGAGCGGCGCAAACGGGAAGTATTCCTGAATGAAATCGAATCAAAGGAGGTTTGAACATGGCGGATAAATCAAGCTACAAACGAATCGAGGCGACAGTGAAAGCGGGGCAGATACTGAAGCACTTGGGTACATGCAAAGAGCCGCAAACGGCGCACGCCATCGCTGACGCGTGCGGCATCCCGCACGGCACAACCATGTGTCACCTGGTCAGTTGGGAAGAGGTTGGCTTCGTCCGTAAAGTTGGCGACGGTTGGGAGCTGGCGATGGGGATAGCCCTTCTCTGGGCGCGCTTCAAGAGTGGCCTGGAGGGACAGCGGGACCGGATAAACAGCGACCTTGAATCTATTAAAATTTCAGGAGGTGCGTAATGGCGGACAAGAAAGGGCTTGATTCAGACAGCGCAACGGCGCTGGCGGTGATGCAGGAAGAGAAGGATATCGAGAGGATCAAGGCGAAGAAACAGGTGGAGAGGGAAAGCCTGATCGCTGAAAGTCATGAAATTGCCGGGCGGATACAGGCATTTACTTTCATGGGAAAAGTGGTGACGGTTAGCAGTTTGGTCCAATTAAAGAAGATGAAAGACTCAAAGATCTACAGGGACCTTCCTAATATAGGGACATGGGAAGAATATTGTAAATACCTGGGCTTAGACCGTCACACGGTTGACCAGGACCTCCTGAACCTTTCTTCATTCGGTGAAAACTTTCTGGAGACGTGTCACCAGTTTTCCCTTGGCTATCGCGATCTCCGCAAACTCCGCCAACTCACCCATGACGGTTCCATTACCGTCGATGCTGAGGCCATAAACATCAAAGACGAACGCATCCCTCTCGATGCCGATCATAAAGAAGACCTCCAGGCCGCAATCGAAACAATAATCGCCGAGCAAGCCGAAGTCAAGGCCGAAATGACCGCCCAAAAGAAAGCCTTCGACCGCGTCCAGGACGACACCCGCAAGAGCATGACAAAGCTGCAGAAAGACCTCGATAAATTCAGCAAGCTGGCCGAGGGCCGCGGCATGACCGACGATGAAGACGCCTTTTGCCAGCGGATGGAGGCGCACCGCATCATGATCGTCGGTAGCCTTATTGCCCTGGAGCCGGAGGAGCTGGCCAAGGAATTCCCCAAACTGACCAACCGCATGCGCGCCACCGTCATTTCCCTCGTCCTCAATCTTAAAATGCAGGTCCTTGCCCTTGCCGACACCGTAGTAACCGAGATCGGCAACTCCACCATGAACCCGGAGGTTATAGAAGATTACGAAAAGTGGCTGGACGAGTACCACAAGGGGGACGAGAAAATTCTGCCCAACCAGGGCGAGTGATCCCCGGCCACTTTGTTATGTTATGAAATTCTTCTTCCTCCGAGGGTGATATGTGGCAACGGGAAATGGTTTTTGAACTGCGGGAAGCAAAGCCGGGAGAGCGCCGGGCGATCATCGGCAGGTACCAAGTGGAACATGGCTATTCATACGAGCATATGATGCGGATAGCGCGCCAGCATGGCTTTGACAGCGGCCGCAAAGAGCGCGCCGACAAGGGGGGCTGCAACGTCTCAGATGATGCGGTCAAGGCGGTCTCCACCTTCATGCGGGTCACCAGGCGCGAAAACAAGGGGGTCATCTCCCCGGTCGAAAACGCCATGGAATTCTGTATAGACAACGGCATGCTCACGCGCGGCCAGGTCGGCGTCGGCACCATGCAACGGATATTGAGGGAGCGCCAGGTGAGTAAAAAAAATCAGAATGACCCCACACCGCACACCGATATGCGCTCGCTTCATCCCAACCACGTCCACTGCTTCGACGTATCCACCTGCATCCAGTATTACCTGTCCGACGGCGCCATGTCGATTCTCCCGGAGGATGAATTCTACAAGAACAAGCTGGAGAACATGTTCAAGATCAAGACCCCGCTGCAGCGCTACCTCATGGTCGATCACTTCTCCGGTTTCTTCTTCGTAAAATACTACGTATCGGCCGGCGAGACCGCCGAGAACCTCTTCGACTTCGCCTGCTGCTCCTGGGAGAAAAAAGAAGACGCCCGCATGCCGATGCGTGGGGCCCCACTGCTTTTACTTGCCGACGGCGGTTCCCGCGCCAAGGCCAAGGCGCTCGGCATGTCGTTCTGGGAAGGGATCGGCGTCGATATCCTGCCCGGTCTCCCCGGTAACTCGCGCCGCCAGGGCGCCGTCGAAGTCCATCACAAGATATGGGAAGAATGGTTTGAAACGCGGCTGCGCGTCGATCCCGCCAACTCCATAGAAGAGCTGAACCGCAAGGCCTTCGGCTTCTGCCTATGGTACAACGCCACAAAGAAGCACACCCGCCACGAACAGACCCGCCTCTCCATGTGGCTCACCGCCAGCGCCGAACAGATCCGCGAGCTGCCCGAGCGGGCCGAGCTGTTCGACCTGCTCAACAAACCGGAAGAGACCCGCACAGTCGTCAACGCCCGCATCAGCTTCCAGGGCAAGGAATTTTCGCTCCGCGGACTAGGGATCCCCGCCGGGGCCAAGGTCGTAGTCATCAAGAATCTATACAAATGGCGGGACGGCATAGTCACCGTCGGCTACGAGAACAACCGCTACGAGACCCGCGCCATAGACAAGTTGCCGCTGGAGCTGGGCGGCTTCTCCGTGGGCGCCGCCATCATCGGCCAGGAATACAAGGCCCAGCCGGAAACCGCCACCCAGAAGGCGAACAAAAGAATGGACGAGCTGGCCTACGGCAGCACAGAACCGAACCGGAAGAAAGAGACCCCCTTCTACGGCATGAACGCCTTCGAAGGCTTCGCCGACAAGGTCGACAACCTCGCCATATTCCCGAAAAAGGGCACACCCATAGAGCTGGCCCGCCCGGCCGAGCCGGTGCAGTTGCCGATCATGGAGCTGTTCAAACGGCTGCGCGCCGCAGGCGCCGTCATCACCCCCGGCCTGAACCGCGACCTCCGCGCACAGTTCGGGGAGAGCATCGAGGTGAAGGTGGCAGAGGAAGTAGTGGCGCAGATCACGGAAACAGGCGGATTTATCCACGAAGGACACGAAGGGACACGAAGAGAAGCGTTATAAAACCCCTCCCCATCCCTCCCCTTATCAAGGGAGGGTGACGGCTTCCCCCCTGATAAGGGGGGATTGAGGGGGGTTACTTTAAGGAGGTGCGAAATGGCAGCAAGAGGCAGACCTGCAATCGAGGGGCGCATTGACCCTTACAAAATGGAGTTTGGCCCCATCGTATTAAAGCAGCTCGCGATCGAGTGCGGCATCACCCAGGACGAAATGGGCGAGGCCGCGGGCTTTGGCCGGGCCTGCATGAACCTGGTAATCAACAAGCAGTACTCCCCGCCGGATCATCCAAACTATAGAGCGGATATCGAAGCCTTTTTGAAAGGCAACCCCAAGGCGCTCCAGTGGCTACTCAGGAACGGCCTCGCCATGGACGGCATCTGGCAGCCACTGGGGCAGGAAATGCGGCAAAAACGCCCGGATGGCCATGGCAAAAGAGTGAACGATGGCAAGAGACAACACGCCATGATCCCCGGAGATCCGAACAAAATTACAATCACATGGGAGGTAGAAATGATTTCGCCTGAAGCGAGAAGATTTTACAAATTGTTCCGCGACCCCTTCACCGACGATATCCAGAAAGACGCCGACATCTACATGTCCGACGAGCACCGCTACATCGAAGCGGCCATGCTCGACGCGGCCCGCCACGGCGGGTTCCTCGCCATAATCGGCGAGGTCGGAAGCGGCAAATCGGTCATGAGGCGCAAGGTCATCGAACAGCTTAAAAAAGACGGCGACATGCTCGTCATATATCCCCAGACCATCGACAAGACCCGCTTGACCGCAGGCTCCATCTGTGACGCGATCGTGTACGACATCAGCTCGGAAAAGGCCAAGGTGAAGCTGGAGGACAAAAGCCGCCAGGTGCAGCGGCTCCTCCTGGACCGGGCCAAATCCGGGTACCGGGCATGCCTGATAATCGAAGAGGCGCACGATCTGAGCGGCCAGACCCTCAAGTTCCTGAAACGCTTCTACGAGCTGGAGGACGGCTACAGGAAGCTTCTGGGGATAGTCCTCATCGGTCAAACCGAGATGAAAGAGATGTTTGACGAGGCGCAGCACGTAGATATGCGCGAAGTGATCCGCCGCGTCCAGGTCGCCGAGATCCGCGGCCTGAACGGCAACCTCAAGG